CACCAGTAACAGTGTCTGTAATGTTAACTGCATTGGCAGAAGGAGTGTTTGTTCCTGTACTAATCACATTTACTGGACCAAAGCAGATTTCACCAGTATCATAGTTGACTGTGCCGATTGCATTGTTCGTATATACCTTCTTAGTACCTGTATTGTAGAAAATGCGTAAATTTCCGTATCCATCGTCTTCAAACTGCTGATCTACACCAGGGCGATCCGCAGTTCGGAATGTTCCTGATAACAGGATAGGTTCTTTCTTACAATCTCCATTATCACCATCTTTAGAAGGTGCGGAGTTATAAAGTCCACTACCAGTGCTAATGCAGTAAGTATTAGTTTGATTACTGTTTGGAAAGATGTATTTAAGATTGGTTGTTTGTAGTGAAACGTCAGTAATGGCATTATTAGAAAGAGAGATTGCTTTCTCGTATGCAGATCCTCTAAACGTTGAGTTGAAGTTATTAATTTGAGTTTGTGTTGCCCAATCAGTAATTCCGTTCTGAATATCTGTTTTAATCTGTGAAGAACTACTTCCTGCTCCAGTATCATATAGAGCAAAGATCTTAGTATAGATGTAGATGTTATCAGGATCGACTACAACAGGGTCAATCGATGCCATAGCATACTTTCTAAGGTTAGCAGAGATTTCCTTCTTTGTAGCGTCATTTAGAAGGGATCCAGTCTTAGTTTTGATAGCAATGAATACTTTTCCATAAATGGGAGGATTTAAACTATCTCCACCATACGCAACAACGGAATCTGCGTTATCGTAAATTCTTTGAGTGATTAGAGCGTAATCCTGTGCTGTAACTGCTCTGTACTGAGAAGAGTAGTATCTCGGTGCATTGTATTTGATAGATTCGATACTTTCCGCATCAGAACCCATCTGAGAACGATGTAATGGAGTAAGAGTGCTATTGGCACTTGTAACGTTAAGTCCAGTAGAGTCTATAATAGTTCCAATGAAGTTAAAGATCTTAACTTCGTTTGCTGCTTTACCAGAAGTGACCAAATACTCAAATTGAACGACTTCTCCGTCTTTCAATGCTCTACCAACACTATCATCACCAAATCTAACTTCAAAGCGCATATCCTCACCTTCAGAAAGGAAATAAGCGCGGGTAGTTGCAGATAAACCCGTAATAGTGTCTACTCTATTGTAGATATCCGCTGCTGTTGCGGTTTCGTTTGCTTTTACACTAACTTTGAGTGTTGCAAGATCTGCTTCTGCGGAAGGAATAGTATAATTCTGTCTAGCAAAGGTATTAACGATATATTGGAAGTTTACAAGTTGACCTTCATAGATACAAACTTCGTCAAACGTCGCAATACCGCTTGTAGGACTAACTTCAGCGGTTGTGTCTCTTGTAATGTTCCAAACATAGTTACCACCAGTAGCAACTGCACCTTTCTTCAAGGTTACACTAGTTGGATACACTCCATTTGACTGTTGTGTCTGAACATCGAGTTTTATAGACGCTCTAGATGAAATAACACTTCTAGGAGTGTAATTCATCAACTTAGCAATATTAACTACGTTATCTCTAATAGTGGAAGACGGTAAAAACGCCTCATTCAATGACATGTTAGCATTGAACGCTGTATAGTAAGTGTTATAAGCAAGTGCATCAACCATATATGATAATGCAGAACCCTCAAAGTCATAATCCGTAAACTCAGTGCGAGTTCTTAGGTATGATTTGATACTTGCTTTGACATCCTCAAAGTCTAGTGCTGTTAGATTGTTTGGTTGCATTATTCGGGTCTCTGTAAGACGAAGGATATAGACTCAACAATGGGTAATCCAACAATCTGGTACTCGATATCTATGTTAATCTTATTATTAGCATAGATTGGAGTAACTTCTACTTTTGTTAGGTTTACTCTAGGTTCATACTGTTTAATTGTATTTATTACCTCTTCCTTGATTGCATCTGCGGTAAATGCATCTAATGGTTCAAAAAGTAACTCATTTACTCTTGAACCAACCAGAGGTTGAAAGGGTTTCTCTCCAGGGACAGTCAAAACAAGATTTTTGACTGCCTGTTTGATAGAATTCTCGTTAGTCACCTTATAGATGTCTTTTGTAAAGGGATTTAATGGCAAACCAATATTGAGATCAGCGAAATTACGAGATCTCTTAAAGTCTTTACCTTTAATATCCTTTAACGCCATTTTGTAAGTGGTTTAACGTCTTTTGCCTTTTCTGCTTTCTCTATGTAGGGTGTAAGATGGTAATCTGTAACTAAACCTACAGTTCCATGAGTTTCCTTCATGTACTTTGGATCGCGGTCGGGATTAATCATAAAAGTTTAATGAATAGTACATTAGAACTTTTTATGGGGTTGCTATCCCAATCTATTTATCAACCTCCGATGAAAACATTCTTACTTGATCCAGAAACTACACTTAAACATGGGAAAGGAGTAGTACCATTTCCAAATGGGTCTGCAAATCTACCTGCACGCCTTTTATTGATGAATACTGTCTTTGTAGTTGCAAAAAGTCTTCGAGCATGACCTGATGGTGCTTCTCTACCTGCAGAGGTTCCTAAAGTACAATGCCAAGCAGGAGTATTCCTCACCGTGAAGCATTTAAACCCAACAGACATCGTTATGTGCTGTGTAAAGGTAGGATGCGGAATAAGATCATCCTGATCAATGATCGGGACTAGTTTATTGATTATAACATTACGGACAATAGGAGTCAAAGGTAGTTGTGGCCAAGGTGGCCATGTTGCAAAATTATCCGCAATCGGCATTGCTCTAGTGTTGATCTGCGGTGCTAAGGAAGCATGAGGGCAAGGATTTGCAAAACCTCCACCTGGACCTGGTTGCCAGACAACACCGTTTGCCTTTCCATGTCCGCTACAGGTTCCCATGAATAGTGCTGCTGCTTGAGTTGCCATTAGTCCTCCTTTGCGTCGAAATAGTTAGAAACACATACGCCCCAAAGGACAAATGCTCCAAAAAAGATTAAGTATTCCATTTATGTTACAGAATAAGGGTTACCGTATGCTTCTGTTGCTCTTGCCATGGTTTGTGTAGCATTAGTGAAGTCATTACGCATTTTCATAGTTCCAGTTGCGCTCCAATTTTGACAACCTGGACCTTGAGGTACTTGTCCAAAAGGAAATGTGAATGTAGATGATGTAACTGCGCCAGTATTGGGATCTGTAGTACTTGGTCTGGTTGAAGCAGATGCGCTACAAGAGAAATGTGCTTTTCCTACATTCTGTTGAGTAACTCCGAGTGTAACACGGATAGTTAATTCTTCCCTGTTATCGGGTCTATACTGTCGTAACAAGTATTTAGTTAGGTTTGACGCATATGGTAATTCAGAGAAGGGTCCTTGCACGGTTTGAATGAAACTTTCATCATATACCTTAATTTCTGGAATTACGTCTTGAGTAATGCCCTCAGTTAAGTTTTCCATCTCCGTTCCTAGGGTTTCCATGTTTTCTCGTGTTTTTTTCTTAAAATCTTGTGCTCGCACACTCTCTCCTAGGTCAACTTCGTCAATTTGCTTATAATTTTCCTTTGGAAGCATGACTTCCTTGATAGATTTCATGTCTCCTCGCGCAAATTGCTTCTGAACCATGGTTTCTCTGCGTTTAAAGTTCGGATCTAACTTAATTTCGATGTTTGGTTCGACAATTTCTGAAACTGACTCTGCTAATCCCTGTGTTAACTCTAATTTTGTTCGATTATCCGCTAAAATCTCTTGAATTTTGGTTTGATCCAGTCCATCAAACGATTCTGACGCATTTGGGAAGGTTTTATGGAAATGTTCGAGTTGATCAAACCCAGTATCGCGCAAAGATTCGTCTATAAACTTCTCAGTTCGCTTTTTATGGATGTTTACCACGGAAACTTGCGGAAGATTGTTAGCACTATACCCGCTACCACCATTTTTAACGGTAATACTAGTCAAAACTCCGTTTGTAAACACTCCTTCGACCTCTGCTTGCTCTCCAGAATCAACTGTTGGAGCAGTAATGCTTAATTTTGGTGCTCTTCCAAGTGTATCCCAACCAGAACCGCCTCCATTTGTGTTAATTGTTGCTCCAACTACCTTTCCATTAGCAACAACTGTGGAAACATCGGGTTGAACTAACGTATTATAGACGTCAGGAGCATTTTTATCAACAAACCCTGTAGCATATTGTACAGATTTCTCCGTAAATTCGTAAAGTCCACCAAAAAACCCAACATCTTTGATGCCAAAACCTGCACATGCCTTTATATCATGGTTACGGTTGCTTGTATAATTGGTATTTTTGGTAAAATCACTGCCATTTCCATCAAGATAAGCAAAATGATAGGGAAAATGCCCTTTAGAGGGGTCAAAATCACTTGCTACGGACGGTCCATGAAGAACACGAGTGATTGTATGACCATTTAATGTGTCACCAGAACGTAAAATATCATTAATAGTTCCTGATTGTGTCTCAATAGGTCCAACAGCAGTGATTTTTATATTCAGTGTGAAGGTTGTAGAGGAATTATCGGGGTGAGTATGGTCATGAGTGATAGCAAAAGTATCATTTACAGCATATCCTGTGCCAGGTTGAACAATATCAAGCACTGTCCAACGTGTACCAGTGAATACAGCAGTTGCTCCTGACTCATCAACGATAGGTTCGATACGAATATTGACTTGAAGACCTGTTTTATTTGCTGATTCGAGAGTATATACAGTAAACGTGGTTGCGCCCTCGTCGCCTATTTGCCAAGTATTCTGGGGAGAGTCGAATTGAATACCTACTTCTTCACCTTCGTTCCATGCATCAGAGTAATTTACCCCGTCAAATGACACTGAGAGGTCCGTTACACCGTTTGGAATGGTAGTGGATAGGGAATTATAGGTAAATACGAGTTTCTTACTACCTGTACCAATACCAAAGAGTGTGGGATGGGGGCAGTCGGGGTCGCCAGTGTAGTCAATATCCTGATCAATAGTATATGAACACTGTGTGGAAGCGGGGGTGCAGGTAAAACCAGTACAAGGGTGACAGATAGTATTGTTAATACTGCTCGACGACCCAGGAGTTACATTACCTTCATCATCTGTAGTGTCAGGGAAAGTAGTCGTGGATTCCTCGTCCTCAATGATATAAGCAGCAATACCAATTTGCCCTGCGTTATTTTCTACATCATACACATAGGCAAACCAAGCATCACTCCCTTGAAACCCAAAGGAGAGTTCACTCGGAAAATAATCATAGATTGCAACAGCACCATCATCACATTCAGAACAATTTGAAGAAGATCTAACTGCTTTACCACAATTAGCAGCAGAAGCAGGTTGATAGAAACTTCCAGATACTGTCCCAAAATTACCACCACCCTCCTCTAGACAGACAATAACGGAAGGATACATCACTGCCTGTCCCTCACTACCTGAGACATTTACAGCATAATTGTTTAAGTTCAGACTGTTGCGTATACCAGACATCGGATACTCGTAGTAACTTAATCCGATTGATCTGTCTGCAGGAGCAGGTTCAAACCTAGGACAACCATTCGGATCATCACATGGATCCGTGATTCGGTTTGCTCTCCCGTCAACTATTTTACATCCCATTTACTTGTTTCTCCAACTTATCTAATCGTTGGTAGATATGATCGTAGTTTTCCTTTATATTTAAGTACTTTTCCTGTCCGTTTGGTTTATATAATATCTTTTCATGAAATGGCAGTGTAGTTACATACTCTTCAATCTGTTTAATTCTATCTCCAAGGGAAAGCAAACACTCGTTGATAGTGTTCAGAGCAGTTACCAAGTCTTGTTCATTGTTCATTTCGTTTTTTCAGTGTAAAAGAGTCTTCCTCTACAGTATAATCAAGTTCATCTCTAACGGACCATCCAAGTTCTTCACAAATCTCGTAAGGAATTGTAAGGATGAGATCACCAAAGTCGTCTTCTTCGAGGGTTGTGTAGAATCTGTGTGACATATTTCATAGGGGGTTCGTATTCTTAGAGGGGTGCATAGTCTTCCACCCCATCCATAGTGTATATAGTGCTTCGGAGTTTTTGGTACTGTACGAACCCAAGTACATGTCTGCAACCTGATACATGTCAGTGTGAAGGCAGTTCTCAAAATGTATTAAAGACTCTAGGCACCATGTACGAAGATCTTGAGTTGAATCTCTATCGGGCATTTTTTCTGGGAGAAATTTTTTGAATCTAGGTGTATTTAATAATTGAAATAATATAACTCTCGCTCCTGGGTACCTTTGTAGGTTAGGGTAGTTTGCCTTTTTAATATAAGGGCGCGATTTTAGGGCGAGAACCCGCGCTATGACTGCGATCTCGACTGTTTATTATAATATATAAGGAACTGCGGTTAATTCATAACATTAAAAAGGGGGTGATTTACCCCCTAATTATAACATTTTTTGGTCTGTCTGTCAACTAGGCGAAACACCCGTTGAAATTTACCTCGATTCCGTTTACAAAATCCTTAACTGTTTTGTTCTGGTAGTCACCTACGAACCACTCCCAGTTTTTTTGAAATACTCCGAAACCTGTCGCAAACTCATAGCAAAGAGCGTTTAATCTGCTCTTAGTTGTGTTTGACTGCCAACCGCCATCGAATAAAATTACAGTGTTATCTGTAACTGTTGCGATGTGATTGCCATGTAAAAAGACCTGTGCACCGTTCTCGTCATGTGATACAGAAGTGTTAGAACTGCTGAAGTTGTTACCAGTTCTGATTGCTCTGTTCATTTGTGCTTCGATCTTTCTCATGTGTGTTGCTTTGTTTGTTATGTACTTATTATAACCCGTGAGCAACCCCTGTGTAGTCACCTTATGCCACTTTGTCAACTGTCACAGGGCACTTAATTTCCATATAATAACCGATTGATTTAATATAATCAAATACGGATAACTTCGGTAATTCTTTATATCTTTCTCCCCTAGAGTTTCTAACATCGTCCATAAAATGTTCCATATCATAAATTGATACAAACTCCCCAACAAGTTCGCATTCTTCGTTGTAAATTAGATAGGTCATTTTCTTTTGCATTGTTGTTAATTAAGGGGTGTACACATAATAACAAAATCCTTCTAACATAAGATAATTTGCTGTCTTAGTTAATACTGGGTCATCCCAACATTGATCGGTATCTAACAAGAATTGAAACAAAGAGATACCTTCATTTAGTGGGCATAATCCTTTCTCATAAAGTGTTAATAACTCAAGGTACTTTTTAGGTGCTTTGATGTTACTTAGCATTGATACTTAGAACCTTTGTTTGAACCCTTACAGTGTTATTGTACCATATTAAGTTATAATCTGTCAAGAAAATCTGAGTTTCCTGACTGATGTTGACATTCGGTAAGTTGCGTGCTAAGAGTACATTTAGTAGACACATTTAACACACTATTGTAAACACTTAGTGATTTTTTTAAGTATTTAACAATATTCACAAATTTCTACGGAAAGTAACATTTTTTCTTCTTACAGTTAATCTATAATAGTCCCATAAGTTTACAGTCAGTTCTTTACACATAGTCCAAAATGTGTTAAACTCGTTGTTACTTACTCCCTGCGGATTACTCTCCTTCATTGTTAGTTACCTCTTCAAAGTATCTATTCTGTTTATTACTTTTAACCATATCTTTCCATTGATGATTATACACTAAGAGGTTTACTTGTTGATACTTACTCTTTGCACCTTTCTGTAATTCTTTACATTTTTCCCATTCATTTAGTACTAGGGTTATATAATCTTTGTCAATGAAATTAACGAACCCAAAATGTTCATTAAGTGAGTAATAATCGCCTTTTTGAAACATAATTAGATCTTTAAATAAGGGAATTGATTGTTATCGAAAAAGATTAATTCATTGTGAACTAAACATTTTTCGTTTAAATGTTCATCGTAGATAGCAACATTCTTTTTCAACTGATTAGGGTTGAGTTGTTGTAACTTAGTGAGCAAATCTTCATAGGTCATTGTTGCCATTACGTTAGTAGTTTGTTCGCTCCAAGGGATAAGATTCCAAGACATTTTACTGTGTTAAGTAATACTAATTATATACGATTGCGGACGTTATTTATCATCTTCCGCAATAAGTTCATTTAAGTCCGCAATAGTGAATAATTTGTAATTATCCTCCAATTCTTGTATATCAAACTCCATCATGTAATGATCTAAGTTAATACCTAGTCTAGCAATTTCATTTAGATAAGATTGCATAACTTTCTTTGATTTGAAGTCATAAATGTTATATTCTGTTGTCAAAGTTTGCTTAGTCATTGTTAATTAGTGAGTAGAGTAAGTATAAAGAAAACAGGCGGTTATCTCATGTAGAGATGCCCACCTGCCCAGTCAGTATTCTTTGGATTGTGTATATAATTTCTCTCGTTTATAATTCTCATGTCAAATCTTACATGTTTAGCGGGACTCTTCCATGATGCAGGTTTATATACTTGACCTGTTTTTTTATCTACAAATGCTGTTACAGATCCAGATTGATATGCTCCATTTCTGAAATCGCATTGAATGATCTTGTAATACTTCTTACCTGACTTGATTTGAAACTGCATTAACTTCTCTGTACCGTCTTCGATACCTTTTAATTGCTGTTTAGCATAGTCTGATAAGTCTGCTCTAGGGTTAAGAATATTTCTAGAGTGCATATTGATTCTATACTGCTTATAATTCTCAGTAAGTGCATTTACATATGCCTGAGTCCATTCTAAAACTCTCTGCTCTAGAGTCTTTGTTTCGTATTCTTGAGTTGTGAGAGTTGTGATTGTCATAGTGAGAATAATAAAGAAAAATTGTGATAAGCAAGAAAGGTATCCCTAAGCACTTGTGAATGTTAGCATTCTTGCTTATGTTCTTATTATAGGGAAAGAACCAACCACAATGGGGGCAAAGTGGACAGTTTATAAAGTGTCACTATGCTGCTTGACAAGATAGTCTCCTGTTTGTATTCTTTCAAATATTGCTGACTGTTCATCAGTCAGTTCAAAATCCATGTCTCTGAGTATATCCCAAAGTTTAATCATATGATAAGATTCATCAAATGACATTGGGATTGAAATGGGAAAATGTGTTTTGCTCATTAGAATACTGATAATGTAAGTTGCTGTTCGGGAATCTCTTGCTCTTCGATTTCTACGGTTTCATAGTCAAATTCTTCCCAGTCCTGTAACTCCATGTCATCCCATTGTTCGATTTTCTCTTTTGCTTCCTCCATACTTTCTGCATTAACAGTATAGTACTTGTATGTGGTGCATTTTTGAGTTACATAAAACTCATGTAGATAGGGTTTAGTTGTTGTCTTCATTGGCATAAGTC